CCTTTTAATGATCCTTTTGGAGAGTCCGAACTCTTGCATTGACACCTGGAAACATACTATTATCGAAACCAAGTTACGTTTGTTCAAATCCGGAAATGCTTCTACCAGTTCCATTCGTGCTTCGGCTGGCATCCCGTGATATTTGGTTATAAACCTAGCCAGCCTGTTTAGACGGGAGGTAGATTCAGGTGATAGCCCCGCGATCTTTTCGTCTATTAAGTTTTTTACGTTCACATTTTCGCTTGGATTGTTCATTTTGCCCGCCTCTTACATTTTTGTTATTGAAAAATAAAGCACAAAGCCCACAACCATTAACAATTTGACGAGCGCCCTTGCACCATCTTGTTCGTACTTGTCCAACTGATCCCATTTGAGATAGTTAACCCGTACTAACCCTTTTGCCAACCAGTCTATCGGGTCGTGCAGTACCGCATAAATCAACTTGTCCATCTTCTAGTCCTCAATACTGATAGCAGCTTATGTAACTGCCTGTTTGCCTACACTGAATGTAGCTGGGCTGACTCCTCAATTCCGCGTTTTTCCTCTTTAGATCGGCTATCTCCATGGACAGCCTGTTTTCCTCTAACGCTTGTTGGTAGTTGTAGCCAGCACCAGCCGCTTTAGCCGCCAAAATCAACATGACGATGTCCCCCAGCCTCTCTTTGGCCATGCCAGCACACCCTGATGACAGGGTGGCTGCTAGAACCATGGCCAAAATCCGGGGTTTCACTTCATGTCCCCTATTCTTGCCTCGATATCGGCTGCAATCACCCTTAAGTCTGCAGCTATCGCCAGCCATTGCTTTACCTCTTCTTTACTGATCTTATTAGTCATCACCAGTGTCCTGCTCTCCTGCACTGACAGCCGCACCATGGCTTCATCAGCATCCTTCAAGTTAGCCTCGTTTTGCCTTCTAGCGTGGTAGGCAGCATTGGCTTTCTTCTCATCCGCTTCGGCTGTTTTGACCAGCTCCTTGATCACCTGCAGCCGCTTGTCCTTCTCCTCTATTTCCTCATCGATCGCCTTGAGATCCTTTCCGGCTTGTTGCAGCTTGGTCCGCTCTGCGTTGGCCTCCCGAACCTGGGCCTTGACTAGATCAAGTTCTTTCTTAATCCGGTCAATCTCCTGCTTAGCCTTGGTGGCAGCAGCCTCCTCGGCTTCCTTCTTGAACAGATCCCGTGCGGTTTCGTTCCTCCTCACTAAGCCATCTGCTCTTTCCTGCTCATTAGCGAGCTGCTCTTCCAGGGTCGCCATCTGTGCTTCGGTCTCCCGCTTGGCCTGTTTAACCAGCTCTCGCACTTGCGCCTTTGTAAAGGTCTCTCCTTCGGCTGCTTTGACCAAAACCTCTTCTTTCACCTCGGTTGGTGCGGCAAGTAGCTCTAGCATCGTTGAATATGGGGGTAGCCGGACCGCCAGCGGTCCAGTCTCAGCGATCCCGAACTCTCGATGTAAAGCGATGAACCGACCAGCCAACTTGCGCGAGATCCGTGTGTTGTTTTCTAGCCATGTTGACCACTCCCCCGCCTGGATCTGTGCTGGACTAAGCTTTTTTTGCTCAGCTTGCAAGGCTTCTCCCAGCTCTAGGGCGGTTTCGGCCATGCGGCCCTGGTGGAACTCAAAGATGTCGTAGAGCGCGTTTACCCTTGTTGCGCCCCCGCGTGCCTGTTCTGGCGTAAGTGCCAGCGCCTTTTCTTTGCTCATTGCTTTGTCTCTCTTTTCGTTTATGGTAGTTTCGTCGTTTCTTTCGCTTGGAGCTTCTTTCGTTCATCTCCTTTCTCCTTTGACCTGCAGCGTTTCTTAGAGCGCTACACGTGACCCCCCAGTGCTAGTGTACCACGCCTGAGGGGTCTCTGTCTATACCTCGTTTAGCTAGACCGCATCGCTGCACAGGCACTTTCCGTAATCGGCTGCTTGGCTCAAAAGTCCATCGCCCTCTTCCCAGAAATATGAAAGCAGGTATTCAGAAATATGACTGATTGCAGCTGCCTCTTCCTGTAGTTGACCAGCGAACCAATCCGCTGCACTTTCGTTGGTTACTGCTGACGGAAACCACCCGTAAAAGAAGGCATTCAAGCGGCTGCTGTACGTGTAGTCTGCCGTTTCTTCTTCCATCCTTGAGGCTGCAAACCAACGGATGTCCTCGCTGGTCACTTTGCGTGGTGCTGTGCTCTGGATCGCTTGCTCTACTGCGGCCCATGCCGCTTGTTGTTCGCCTCTCATCTTCATTCTCCTGGTTTAGGTTCGTTTGGAAACGCCAGCTCAAACAGCCGCTCCACGATCCGAGCCATGCCCTCGTCGTGGTCCCAAAGGTGCTCAAGCAAGTTTGCTGCGTCTTCTTTTAGCATCGCCCTGTCGTCTTTGCGCTCTTTCTCCATCCTTGCGTTAAAGGCAGTCATCAGCTCGTCGTAGCTCTGGCCGTAAACCTCGGCATCCGAGAGGATGTGTCGTTCCTCCGGAAGAAGGTTGTCTAGCTCCGCTTCCATCTCGTCGCTTAGCCAGCACGCTGCCTTTTCCACAGTCGTCACGTCGGGCACAGTGCCGGAAGCGATCGCTTCAACGAGCGTCTCTCCAAACTCGTTTAGCTGATCTGCCACAAGGACCGCGACGAACTTCCGTGTAACCTCGTCGTCGACGGGATGTTTGGTCTGGGCCTGAATGGTCTCTTTGACTTTCCCCCAAGCCCACGCTTGTTGTGCGTTTAGGTTCATAGCTCACCTCCATCGTCTTCCAGATCCGCACCAAAGCTGACCGCCTCTTCAATTAGCCCACCGTAGCCTTCGTCTATCTCCAACGCTCCGATAAGGAAGTCTGCTGCTGACTCGACTGTTGCTGCGCTTAAGGTTAGCCCAAAAAGAGCCATGTTGACGAAGTCCTCGTGTGTGTAGTCTTCGATCACCTCTGCGATCTGCTCGGCTGCAAACTTACGAACGTCGTCGTCGTTTACTTCGCGTGGCGCTTCTTGCTGAATAGCCGCCTTGATCGTGGCGATTGCCGCCTGTTGTTGTGCGTTCATTGTGCCTCTCCTGCTTGGTTGGGGTTTTTGGTTTTTGCTGCTTGGCGTTCATCCGCATCCTGCACGGCCCAAATCAGCTCGTTTACGGCCAGTTCAGCCGCCTCAAAGGCATCGCAGACCGCTTGTGGTTCGCCTTCTTCGAAGGCAGCTCTGGCGATCGCCACTAACAGCGCTTTCGTCTGTTCAGGAGCGTCGTGCAGCAGGGCCGTAAAGCCCCTCTTTGCTTGTTCGTCGTCCATCGTCTCTCTCCGGTTGTGGCCGCCCGAAATGGGCAGCACTGGGAAGCACACGTGGTTTGGTTTACCCGCAACGCTAGGGCGCTACGCGTGCTTGCCGGTGCTGACGGCCATCCTTGGCCATCTGTGGCTGTTAGGCTTCGTCTTTGTGCAGGACCGCAAGCACGTCGTCTAGCGTCAGGTCGCCTCTCTTGATGGCCGCACGGAGACGATTGCCGCTGTTCATGCGCTTTTGCCCTGGGTTGAGGCCAGCGTACTTGTCGACCAGCGTGCCTGGGATCAGCTTTAGGGCTCGCTCGGCTAGGAAGACGACTTCTCTAGGCTCGCGATCCAGCAACAGCCGTGAAAGCTCGTCGCCCTTGATCTTGGTCTTGGTGGTCGTGCCGTTGGTGTGCACCTTAACCGCGTCTTGGTAGCCAGCCCGATAGCGCTTCATGGTCCGCGCGAGGTTGCTCTGACCCCCCTCGTCGTCGTCGGGCTCCTCTTCCTCATCGGGCTCGTCGTCGCCTTCTTCGGCTTTCAGTCGTGCTTCCTCGTCGAGCGCTTCTTGCAGCGTAAACTCGGTCTTTTCGGCTTCGGGCTCGGTCCATTCGGGCTCGTCGTCTTGGCCATTGGCGATCGCGTTGTCGATCACGTCGGTCCATTCGGGCAGCTTTGCTTCGGCTTCCAGCTCGGCGGCTTCGGCTTCCAGGTCTGCGATCTCTTGTGGGTCAGTCACGCTTGCTGCTCTTTCGGCTTCAGCGTTGGCGTTTGCAGCCGCGCGGGCTTCTTCGCCCATTCTGGCTTGGCGTTGGGCCTTGGTTTCACGGGCCTTGCGTGGTTTGGTTGTGTCGCTCATGGCGTCTCTCCTAAAATAGGCTCGCAGCGCTAAGGGGCGCTACGGGCAGGTGGCGGGCCGACGGATGTCGGGTTGCCGCAGTAAGAGCGGGCCGGTGTGCGGCCCCCCTACCCTAACTGTAGCAACCGGCGTGCCAGCAGCCCTACAGCCCCCGTCTGACGGGATGCCTACACCAGCAGCCGCCTACAAGGCATCGTCGAGGTGGCTCCGGACCCCCCTGCACAGCCCATCCTTGCACCAGACTAGTGCACCAGACGCACCACTACAGTGCACTCGACCATAAGCAAGCGTCGTGCCAGCCCCCGTCCGACGCGGCCTACAGAGGTCAGCAGGGCACTAACGGCGCAGCCTCAGCGGCGCACCAGTGTAGTGCACTAGCAGCAGCAAGAAGCGTGCCAGCCCCCGTCCGACGCGGCCTGTAGGGGTCTCGGAATAGGCCGAGAGACATGGCCGAGCAGCCGCCTGTAACGCTAGAAAAAAGAAGCGCGCGTGCGCGTAGCAAGAAGCGTGCCAGTAGCAGTAACCGCAACAGAAAGACGCACTGAGCAGTAGTCGGACTGATGGCCGGACCCCTGTAGGCGTGCAGCGTCGTGATGCCTCTCGGTGGCTCGGTAACGTGCTGGCCGTGCTGGTCTGAGCCACACGGCTGGGGCCGAGGCTATATGGCCGAGCGTGTCGGACGTGCTGTGTAGGTGCACATGTCGCAAGAAGCGTGCCAATGCAAGAAGCGTGCCAGGCTAGCGTGCGAGCTCAGCGTCATGGACGCTAGGTATCTCCGAGCGTGCTGGGTCGTGCTGGTCCGCGTGCTGGTCGTGCTGGTCCAGAGCCCGCGCGTGACGCGGTCCGTGCTGATCGTGCTGGGTCGACGCACATCGGTCGTCCCACGGAGCGTCGTGTCGTGTCGTGACCTGCAGCGCACTGACGCGGACCAGATCGAGAGAGAACCAGCACGGTCAGCACGACCAGCACGCGGAAAGCCCATCACCACGCGGCTGACGCGGCCCCTCGGTTGGAGGAACACGAGCCACAGACCAGCACGCGGATGGTTGCGGCCTTCAGCCTTACAGCAAACGCCGTGCCAACTAGCAAGGAACGTGCCAACTAGCAAGGAACGTGCCAACTAGCAAGGAACGTGCCACAGCAAACGTCGTGCCAACGCCCCCCTTCCTCCCCCCTCGTTCATCGGGCAGGGCAATGGGGGCGCGGCTCGCAGCGGCAATTGAGCACCTGTTTTTCTCGGTTGATACCCTCGCTCGTTCTCAACTATATATATTACACCCCCAATTTTTTGGGCCGCTGAGCCTAGGTCTTAGATCAAATACCATATTGACATCTGGCTCTCTCCATGATATAATGGCGTATCATCACGGGGGGTAGACATGAATAAATCTAGAATGGGTCATCATTTATATAAACGCACAGATCATTATGAATTCAGTTGTGTGTACTGCGGAATGCCATGCACAGGTGTAGATCACTTTCCGCCACTTAAGCATGTCCATGTTATTGAGTCCGGTCATGTTGTCGTGCCCTGCTGTAAGGAGTGTAATGACATGGCTGGCGACAGCCTTCAAGAAAGTCTGGAAGAGCGTACTAATTATATAAAAACTAAAATATACCAAAAGTATAAACACAAATTTTTATGGAATGCTTGGGATGACCCAGAGGTTCGTGAGGTCGTCGAGCGGCTGGGGTGGCGGCTATCCGGATGTACCGTCGTGACACGCGGATGTACCACCATGACACGCGACGGGGGGGATCGCTATGGTAGCCCCACTCGGCCCGTCGCGGGGCGTGACGAGCACGGGAGACGGGTGAAACTTGACAGATATAGCCAACTAAGTCCAATTAATAAAATTAGGTGGAGGGTTAGATCGGCTACAGTTTCATGCAAAAAGCCATATTCAAAATTACCCTGGGAATATCCTCCCATCCGATAAAGGTGCTGCCCGTGCTATCCGCGTGCTGGCTTGTATTGTACCCTTTCAAATGTCCAGAGCCCCCGTCTGACGCGGCCCCAAACCGTAGAGTGGTGCTGGTGCTGTCCCAGACCCATATCGAGACACGTCGACGCGGACCATGTCATGATACGTGATGTGTGTCCGTGGACGCGGATATGACCGGACCCCACACGCCCAGCACGGGCAGCACGCCAAATACTGCACCTTAGTGTAGCATTTCTCATATTAAGGGTCATCCAAGGGTCACAAATATACTTAAATCTAGACACGGAGCGTCTCCCGTGTATACAATGTCGGCATATAGAGGATCACCGGAACTCACATGAACTTTAAAGAACAGCAAATAGCGGCAGAAATAAAAGGAGAAGAAATTGCCAACGGGCAGCTGACTATAGTTGCTTTAGGTGGTTTCGCAACATCATTCGATTATATGTACTCTCCATCGGTTAACAAGAAGATAATTAAATCCAGTGTAATCGATGACCGATATGCCAAGCAATTGGTAGCAGAAGAAAATGAGTATCGGCTGATCATATTGCGGATGATAAATGACTTTTTAAAAGCGTTACAAGAATCTCAATGTATGGTGGCGATTGCTTGTAAAGTATCTGGATTAACCAGATCTCACGCGATTAAATTACGAAATAAGATACCAGCGTTTGATGAACTCTGGACCGAAATTTACGATGACGTTACGGATGTTATCGAGAACACGGCGTATAAAAGAGCTGTGGAAGGAATAGAGGAGCCGGTATATTACAAAGGAGATCTGGTGGACACCAAACTGGTATACTCAGACTCTCTGTTAACGTTGTTACTGCAATCACGTCGTCCAGAGGTTTACAAACAACGAGCAGCGATAGAAGCACAGCCAGTCGGTACGTTCAACTTCCAAATGGTAATGGCTGAAGATGACAACGTACAAAGCAAGTAAGACGATGACCAAATTCCACAAGTCCTCAGCGTACGTAAGAACGCTGATAGGACCGGTGGGCAGCGGAAAATCAGTGGCTTGTGTTGTAGAGTTGTTATCGAGATCCATAAAACAAACCCCAGACCAGTTTAACGTAAGAAGAACACGCTGGGTGGTTATAAGAAATACCTACAGAGAGCTGATCGATACCACCATGGTAACGTTCCACAATTGGATACCAAAAAATACCGGTAGTTTTAGTGCTCAAAACCTGTCGTTCATATTTGAGCAAATGTTACCGGATGGTACGACAGTCCAAGCGGAATTCCTGTTCAGGGCGTTGGACAGGCCCGATGACGTTAAAAAACTGTTGTCACTGGATCTCACTGGCGGCTGGGCAAACGAGTGTAGGGAAGTACCAAAGCAAGTTATCGACATGTTAATGACAAGATGCGGGCGATTTCCGCAGATGTCAGAAGGGGGTCCGACATGGTTCGGAATAATAATGGATACCAACCCTCCGGATAGCGATCATTGGTATTACAAAATGTTCGAAGAGGACAAACCACCGGAATGGGAAATATATCATCAGCCTTCTGGGGTGGGTCCGGAGGCTGAAAACATTAATAACCTGCCTCCTAACTATTACAAGAATATTATGGCGGGTAAAGATAAAGAATGGATTAACGTGTATGTTCACGGAAACTATGGATTTGTCACAGAAGGCAAGCCAATATTTCCAGAGTATAAGGATGATGTACATTACTCAGACAATGAATATACTCCAGATCCGAGACTGACGCTTTACATAGGTATCGATTTTGGTCTAACACCGGCTGCGATAATAGGACAGAAAACCGCTAGCGGTCAAATGGTACTTTTCGATGAGCTCGTAACGTTCGATATGGGCGCGATGAACTTCGGGAGACTGTTGAGAGAAAAATTAAACAGCGAATATTCTGATTTTAAGAATGTCGAAATATACGCGGACCCCGCTGGAGAACACAGGGCGCAGACTGACGAAATAACGCCATTTCTGATATTGAGAAAGCAGGGCATATTTGCTATACCTACATATACAAATGATTTCACAATACGCCGAGAAGTTATTGCGGATTATTTGCAAAGGCTAGATTTCAGTGGGGCTCCAGCTTTCAGGATTACTGGAAAAGCGAACATGTTAAGGAAGGGCTTCGCTGGCGGCTATAAATATAAAAGGATGCAAGTTTCTGGCGAAGAGAAATTTCAAGACAAACCAGATAAAAATAGATATTCGCACGCTTGTGATGCTTGTCAATACCTATTTTTAGGCGCTGTTGGTGGTTCCAGGGTCGTTGGCGGTTAT